CAATGGCTTACAGGTTCCGTCATAAAAGAAGTTGGCGAGGTTTTAGATAATCTTACAACTACTAAAGAAGAGAAACTAGAAGCACAGCGTCTTATTACAGAAATTCTTGAAAAAGCTGACAAAGAGGCTCAAGAACAAGTTACAAAAAGATGGGAGTCAGACATGCAGTCTGATTCTTTCTTGTCTAAAAATATACGCCCATTAGTACTTATATACTTAACAGTTATATTTACAGTATGCGCGTTTTTTGATGGAAACATAGGAGAATTTAAAATAGCAGAAGAGTATATCCCAATATTCCAAACTCTTCTTGTTACAGTATATGGAGCTTACTTTGTAGGTCGTAGTTGGGAAAAAGCAAAAGCAATTAATAAAAATAAATAAACTAAAAAAATGGGACAATTTGGTAATCAACCTGATTTCGCTACAACAGGCGTTAAAGCAATAACTCCAAGCGATGTAATAGATAGCACTACACATCTAAATGGATCAGTTGTTTATATTGGAGACAATGTAACTACTGGTGATCACATGAAAGTTATTGTATCTGGAGTAAGAGCAGCTGGTGGTGGTGTACCAACTGCCGCAGACGCAGTTACATTTAAAGGTTTACAAGCTGGTGGGTTTTTACCAGTCACTGTAGACTATGTGTTAGCAACTGGAACAACAGTTGGAGAACTTATAGCAGCCAAGTAAAATGGGCAACGGAATAGGCATAGGAATTGGTATAGCCCCTAATTTAGGAAATTCAGATCCATCACCATTTTTTGAAATATTAGCAGAAAATGGAGATTATATTATATCTGAAGGCGGAGTATTTTTAGTATTAGAATAAATAAAAAAAATGGCAAATTTAAAATTTTCACAATTTACAGAACAGGCAGATCCAGCTAATGTTCAATTTTTAGTTGGATACAATGGATCAGACAATGTAAGAATAGCTCCATCAAATGTAGCTGATTTATCAGCATATCTACCTTTAGCCGGTGGAACAATGACTGGTAATTTAGTTGTATCTCCAAACATTCAACTACTATTTAACAATAGTAATGTTAAAATAAATACAGACAATTCTAATCGAATGTATTTAAAAGCCTCAAATTCGTTTTATTTTGAAACAAATGGTTATCAAGGGCGATGGTCAACTACTGGGCTTGGCGTAGGAACAACAAGCCCTAGTACTAAGCTTCACGTAAAACAAACATTGGCTTCTCCCTCTACTCCAATGGTTTATTTTGAAGCAGATCGAAGCCCTAGCGCATTTGGGGCTGTAAATGTAAGAGTTGATAATTTAGACTATGGAAATGGTATGAGATTTTATAGCCAAGGAAGTATTGACTCTACCGCAGTTTCTTTTTACAAGATAGCCTCTCAAGTAGGAACTATATCCATAAACGCATCAAGCACAAGCTACAATACAACTTCTGACTACAGGTTAAAAGAAAATATATCTCCAATATTAAATGGTATTGATAGATTAAAACAGCTTAAACCAAAAAGATTTAACTTTATAGGCGACACAAGTATTGTAGACGGTTTTATAGCTCACGAAGCTAAAGAAGTTGTTCCAGAGTCTGTCACAGGCGAAAAAGATGAAGTTTTGCCAAATGGAGACCCAGCTTATCAAGGTATAGATCAAGGGAAATTAGTTCCTTTATTAACAGCTTCATTACAAGAGGCTATAGCTAAAATAGAATTCTTAGAAACTAGAATAGAAACATTAGAAAACGCATAATATGATAACTTATAATTGGGACTGTAAAACAGTAGATATATATCCTGAAAGCAAAGGACAAGCAAACGTAGTTTATTATGTTCACTGGACTCTTACAGGTGAAGAAGATGATTACTTCGCATCATACCTTGGTTTACAACAAATCGAAGTAAATTCCAGTGAAACTTTTATACCTTTTGAAGACTTAACTAACGAGATAATTACAGGTTGGGTAAAAAACGCTATGGGACCAGAAAAAGTAACTGAAGCTGAAAACGCAGTTGCTTTAAAAATATCAGAACAAAAAAACCCAACGTCAATCACAGCGCAAATTGTGTAACATGTAATTAAATAGTTAATAATGTAACTATATTATTATAAATTAAATTAAATCAAATAAAATGGCAAAAATTACAGAAGAACAACTAGAAAACGTTGTAAAGACAAACAAAGAATTAGAAGATATTGTATTAGAAATAGGTATTTTAGAAAGCAAAAAACATGGATTGCTACATAAAGTTGCTGAAGTAAATAAAGTTCTTGAAGAACAAAAAGTTGAGCTTGAAAAACAGTACGGTAAAATATCTATTGATCTTAAAACTGGTGAATACACTGAAATAACTGAAAAATAGCAATGGACTCAGTTATAAGAAAAATAAGTATTGGGTCTGACTATAAAAATGACGCTATGCATTACTCTGTAGGCCAACAGGTTTATGGCGGTCATGAAATAGCGTATATATTATTTAACGATATAGACTGCTCCTACAATATACATATAAAGAAAAAAGACGAAGTATTGCCTTGGAAAAAATTTAACTCTAATATGGCAATATCTGTTGAATATGATTTAGAATATTAATGAACTCATTATATGATTTTATTGTAAAGCCAGTAGGTGAAAAATATAGTAACACAGTAAAAGTCGGAGACAAAGACTTAGTTGTTAATACTAAAATTGAAAACTGGAAATTTGTAAACAGATTAGCTGAAGTGGTGCAAACTCCTTTAGCTTTTAACGCTGGTATAAAAAAAGGTGATAAAGTTTTAATACATCAAAACGTGTTTAGAACTTTTTACGATATAAGAGGTGAAAAAAAGAAAAGTAGATCGTTCCTAAGAGATGATCATCATCTTTGCTCTTTTGACCAAATATACCTTTATAACAATGGCGTTTGGAACACCGTTGGTAACAGATGTTTTGTTCAGCCTGTTAAAGATAATAATGAACTAGAGAATAAAAAAGAACGTAGTCTTGTTGGTATATTAAAATATGGTAATAGCTCGTTAGAAGCTCTAGGAATAACTCCAGGTGACCTAATAGGGTTTACGCCAAACAGTGAATGGGAGTTTTTGGTTGACGGTGAGCGTCTTTATTGTATGAAATCTAATGATATTGTAATTAAATATGAGCGTAAAGGAAACGAAGAAAAATATAATCCAAGCTGGACGCAAGGCAGTTGAAGAGCTGATAAAAGTAGCTAAAGAACCAATTGTAGATTCAGATGACGATATATCCGCTGACAGGCTTAAAAACGCTGCAGCTACAAAAAAGCTAGCTATATTTGATGCTTTTGAGATACTTACTAGAATAGAAAACGAAGAAGAGTTATTAAACGATAAACCAAAAGAAGTTAAGAAAGAAAAGACTTTTAAAGGTTTTGCTGAAGGAAGATCTAAGTAATGTACGATCAAACACTATATAAAGTAGTCGAAGACTATATAAAACCTCACGCAATGGCTAAAATGAACAAAGCCAAGAAGTGGGAATATGGTTATAACGAAGATTATGACTTAGTAGTTATAAGCAAGACTGGCGAGGTAGGTGAAATATACGAAATACAAAACCTTAAAATAGGATTACCCAAAGCTAGTAAGGTTCATAAATTTAAAAGTAATAAGTGGGAACACACTGAATACCCTCAAGAGCTTAAAAAAATAAAGTCTGTTTTTGATTGGGAAGAATACCCAGTAGACTTTAAAGAAAAATGGTATGATTACATTGATAACGAATTTAATAAAAGAGAGCAAGGTTTTTGGTTCTATAATAAGAGTGTGGCTACTTACATTACTGGTACTCACTTTATGTACCTGCAGTGGAGCAAAATTGATGTTGGGCAGCCAAACTTTAGGGAGTCAAACAGATTATTCTTTATATTCTGGGAAGCTTGCAGGGCAGACTCACGGTGTTACGGAATGTGTTATCTTAAGAACCGCCGCTCAGGATTCTCGTTTATGTCCTCAGCTGAAACGGTTAATGCTGCGACGATCTCAAGTGATGCACGGTTTGGTATCCTGTCAAAGTCTGGTCCCGACGCTAAGAAGATGTTCACAGATAAGGTCGTACCGATCTCGGTTAACTACCCGTTCTTTTTCAAACCGATCCAGGACGGT